GAGCGGGCCCGATAAATTGAGAATTGCAATCAGCCGATGAACTTCCTGTGGGACTCCTTTACGTTGTTCTGGTTGACCATAGCGTACTGCAGCGTGGTGTCGATGCTCTGGTGACCGAGGAGCTGCTGCACCTGCTCGATGGGCATCCCCTTGTCTATAGCCATTGTGGCCAGCGTCCTGCGGAACTTGTGCGGATGCACCTTCTGGAGGCTCAGCTCCTTACCGATCTTCCGGAGCCGGATTTCCACTCCGCTGATCTGGAGTCGGTCAAACGGCTTCAACAGTGAGACGAATAACGCCTCATTGTCATCTGTCCGCTCATCCAGATACCGCTGCAGGTGAATTTTGGTCCTTGCATCAAAGTAAACCTTCCGCTGCTTATTGCCCTTGCCGAATACAATGCACTCACGGCTCTCAAAATCCACATCGGCCTTGTTCAGCTTGACGAGCTCACCGACGCGAATCCCCGTCGAGGCCAGCAGGTCGATCATTGCCAGATCGCGGGAGTTGTCGCAATGGTCTCTCATAAGCTCCAGCGATTCGTCGGAATAGGTCTCCTTGACCGTCTTGCCGGTTTTGACTTTATGGATGCGCCGTACCGGGCTCTTCACGATATAGTCCTCATCCTCCAGCCAAGAGAAGAAGGATGACAGAATGCGTCGAACATTGTCGAGCGTCACCTTGCTGACGGTGCCCCGCCGCTGGTAGGTGTCCAGATAACCGCGCAGATCCTCGGTCGTGATTTCACACTCTGTATTCCCGACACCATCCAGCATGTTCCTGATAGTCGATTCGTAATACCGAAGGGACTTCTCGGAACAGCCTTCTACACGCTTTGCCGCGATGAACAGCGGCAACAGTGCAGGCGCTTCCTTTTTCTCCGGAGGCTCGGTGTCCTTCAGAGGAGCGAGGTGTGTCTGGAGAGCTGAGGTCAGCTGCTCCATCTGGTTATCGTTCAGTACTCCGGCGAGTTCCTTCACGATATTCGTGATGATTTCGTTGATCATGGTGTTTTCCTCCTTATCGTGTTCCTCCGTTATCGGTTTCTCCACGGGTCGGAGGAAAACTCCATGACCACTTATTCAGCCAAGGTTCTCCGCAATGATGCGCTTGTAGGTCGCGGTCAGCTCGGCCAGCGCCTGTTCCATTTCAAATTTTGATTTATCGCTCTGCTCTACCAGAGCTGAAAAAGCGTCCTGTTCCTTCCTCGTTGCCACCAGCATTGGCAGTCCCTGAACCTGCTTCGTGTTAATGTGCGGCTGAGCTGATCTCCCGGTTAGCGGCTTGACTACCTGCTGCATGTAATGCGTATTAAGTAGCTCATTGTAGAACACCGGATTGCAGCGTGATAGATCAAGTGTAATGATGATATCGTAACCTGCATAGTTTCCTGCATATTCCTCCGTGACGACACATGTATCACCTGTATTTGCTCCGCTTCTGACTATGATTATTTCATTGCCATCAAGCCTGCACTTCTGGAGCCCATTAGCAGCCTGCTCATCTATTCGAAGCATATCAGTTTCGGTTATTCGCCCGTTCTTTATATTGGTAGCTCTAATGAACTTATATCGTCCATTCTCGGTGAATTCAGGAGGCTGACTTGTTCCGTACCTTATGTCAGTCATCAGAGAACCGAATGGCACCTGTTCTCTTCGCTGGCTATTGGTAACAGGATCACCGAACATCTCGATAAATTGAGACTTAACCAGCTCATCCGTCGCAGAGATCAGTTCTTGGTAGGACTTCTTCGTAGCGTCCATCGCCCAGAGGAGCTCTGCAAGCTCGCGCTGCTTATCCATTTCAGGCAACTCGAACTCGTAATTCCGCAGGTGCTCCCACTTCACGCGAGGTGAGAGGGACCCAGCTGACTTCTCGACCGCAAAATCGAAAAGCGCGTCATTCTGGATGATGAAAGGCAGCAGCTCTGGCAGGATGTGTTCCGGGATTGCTTCGATGACAGTGATGTCACCGGAGCAGATTCCGTCGAAAGGTGCTACAGCAGCCTTCTTCAGATAGGCTCTGCGCCTGCCGAAGAGAACATCGCCTTTATGAAATACCTTGGTGAAGGTGTTCTCGCTGTCCTCATTCCACGCGGTGAGGGTAATCTCCTCCGGTGTCAGATGCTCCAGACCGACAATCGGCAATCCGCTTTTATCACCCTTGTTCGTTTCTTTTCTCTCACGGGCAACATCGCCCAGTAGGACTTTAGGCATTCTCGTCACCGCCTTTCTCAATCATCTCATTCAGAAGTGTATAATACCGGAGCGCACGTTCCGAAGAAGCACGCCAGCTCTCATAGTGCTGCTGCACCGTGAAGGTATCAATTTCGATGGCGTCAACCGGAGGCTTCACATAGAGCGGGATGCTGAGAGAGAAATTGTTCTCCTCAATGTCCTTGATCGTGGCCACCTGCGAAAAGCCGTCATCGTTTTTGTAATTCGCGTAGGCGGCAGCAATCTTTCTGATGTGATCATCCGTCAGGGAACTCTGCGCGTTCTTGCGCTCCACGTCGTTCACAGCATTGATGAACAGGACCTTTCCACGACGGTCTGTGCGCTTGTTCATCCGGCAGATCATGATGCACGCCTCCATCGGCGAGTTATAGAACAGATTCGGTGCCAGGCCGATCACGCATTCCACGTAGTCTCCGCGTACCAGCTTTTCTCGCATGTCGCTCTCCTCATTCCGGAAGAGAACTCCGTGAGGAAAGAGGATCGCGCAGCGGCCTGTCTTCTCGTCCAGGCTCTTAATGATGTGCTGCAGGAATGCATAGTCGGCCCGTCCCTGTGGCGGCACTCCGAGGAAGTTGCGACCGTATCTGTCTGCGGAAAAAGCGTCCCGGCTCCACTCCTTAATCGAGTATGGCGGATTGGCCAGAATCAGATCAAAGGTTTTGAGCTTCCCGCGTTCGATGAATGCCGGTGCCGCAAGGGTATCGCCGTTCACGATCTGGAAGTCCTCGATCCCGTGAAGGAACAGATTCATCCGAGCGATGGCCGCTGTTAGCGCATTGATTTCCTGACCGTAGAGGGATACGTTGCGCCATTCCTTTCCATTCTCCTTGAGATGGGAAATAGAGGAGATGAGCATCCCGGCGCTCCCGCACGTGGGATCATAGATGGATTCACCGGACTCCGGCTTCAGCAGCTCCGTCATCAAATGGACCACTGTGCGGTTGGTATAGAACTCTTGCGCGGTGTGCCCGCTGTCGTCCGCAAACTTCTTGATCAGGTACTCGTATCCCTGCCCGAGCTCGTCCTCCGGGCAGTTCTCTATAGAGAGCGTCTTGGAGCTGAAGTGCTCCATCAGGTCCTTCAGCAGGCGGTCCGGCAGGCGTCTCTTGTTTGTCCATGTACCATCACCGAAAATACCTGTCAGCTTCTCGCTATTGGCCTTCTCGATTGCCCGGAAAGCAGCCTGAATGGCCTTGCCGACATCAGTGGGAACATTGCGGACATCATCCCAATGAGCGCCGTCCGGAATCGTGAAGCTGTGCGTTTCTTCCCATTCCGCAGCCTCCGGGCCGTTCTCCTGTATTGCCTTCTCTGTCTCCTCCTCGTACACATCGTTCAGTCGTTTGAAGAAGAGGAGCGGGAAGATGTACTGCTTATAGGCTCCAGCATCAATATGATTTCTCAGGAGCACTGCCGATCCCCAGAGATAGGTCTCAAGCTCGTCCTGTGTGATTTTCCTACTCACTGACATACCCTCCTTCGATCAGCAGTTCTCTCATTTTGTCCTCGGACCGGCGCACATTCATCAGCGCTTCATAGTAGGCCCTCAGCACTTTTTCGTGGGGGACGACTTTCTTCGTCTTCTGCTCGATATATTTCTTGACGCTCAGCTCGAAGCCACCCTGCTCCACGTCGGCAATGGTAACAATTTTGCACCGCTCAACCACGTCCTCGTAATCCGTGTACAGCCTGTAGAGCGTGGCCACGTCGTCCGGTGAGAGGATGTTCTGTGCTCTCTGTGGCGTATAGATTTCCGTGCCGTCGATCAGGCAAATCCGGCCTTTGTGGTTATGGGCCTTCTTGTTGTTCAAGAACAGGATGCAGGCCGACACACCGGTGCTGTAGAAAACACCGCTGGCCAGCGTGATGACTGCTTCGAGTTTATCGGATCGCACCAGCTGCTCCCGGATGGTTCCTTCCTTGCCGGAATGGAACAGAACACCCTGCGGAAGGACAACTGCGCAGCGACCGGTCTTCGGGTCCATCGACTTGATCATGTGTTGGAGCCATGCAAAGTCAGCGTTGGAATCAGAAGGGCAGCCCCAGATGTTTCTTCCGTATTGATCTGACTCGAACTGCGTGGAGCCCCATTTCTCCATCCCGAAGGGAGGATTGGCGAGCACACAGTTAAAGGTCTTGATTCTGCCATTTTCCAAGAACAGCGGATTGCGCAGCGTGTCTCCCTGCCTGATCTGGACATCCTTTGCGCCGTGAAGGTAGAGGTTCATTCGTGCGATGGCGGACGTGGACAGGTTGTTTTCCTGTCCGAAAATCCGGCCATAGGCAAGGCGGTCATTATGCATGTGGTGTATGGCCTCGATTAGCATACCTCCCGTTCCACAGGCGGGATCATATACAGTTTCTCTGGGCTGCGGATCAAGCAGGTCCACCATGAGCTTCACGATCGGACGAGGCGTATAGAATTCACCGGCGTTCTTTTTTGACAGGTCAGCGAATTTTTTAATCAGATATTCGTAACTGTCACCCATGATGTCAGCAGAGTAGTTTCTGTTTCCGACTCTGATGAGCGAAAAGTGCTCGATCAGATTCTTCAGCCGCTCGTCGGACAGCTTGTTCTTGTCGGTCCATGTGGCATCGTCGAATGCACTGAAGACGCCTGAAAGCGTATCGGGATTTGCTTTTTCAATCCCGGTCATCGCCTTCACGATTGCTTTTCCGACATTCTCACTGACGCCATGAACATCCTCCCAGTGACAGCCCTCCGGAATCACGAAGGAATGCATCTCCTCGGCCTCTGCGTACTCCGTGTCTCCGCCAGAGAACTCCATCGCCTCTGCGTATTCCTCGTCGTAGACATCAGATATACGCTTGAAGAAGAGGATCGGCGTGACATAGCTTTTGTACTCGTCCTGATTGATCGGCCCCCGGAGAATATTGCAGGCACCAAACAGATGGTTGAACAGCTGCTTGCTGGTGGTCTCTTCGTCGTCAGGCTCCGCTGCGTCCGTGTCGTCGTCAGCAGCCTGTGTCGCGTCTGCGATGATGGTCTCGCGGTCGGTGCCCTTCACCTTACGGGTCTCTTTACGCTCCAGCGGGATGCTCACATCACCGACCTTCTTCTCCATCACCGGAGGGTACTTGTTCTCGAATGCCACCAGAATCTGAAGGAGGCGCTTATCGAGGAAGGTCAACGCGTGCTTCCGAATTTCAGAGGGAATGCCATAGTAGGCTTCCGCGATGCCGCCGCAGATGGCAGCCAGCGTGTCGCTGTCCCCGCCGATAGAGATTGCGTTCCGGATGGCGTCCTCAAAGCTGGTGGACTCGAAGAAAGCCTCCAGCGCCTGCGGGACGGTTTCCTGACAGGTCTCATTGAAGCGGTAGGTGTCCCGAATGCCGTCCAGCGTAAAGTTCATCGGGTAATAGTTCTTGTCGATGAAATCCCTGATCTCCAACATGCTGCTGCCGGTCCGGGCCATGTAGATTGCCACGACAGTGGCCTCTGCTCCTTTGAGCCCTTCCGGGTGATTGTGCGTCACCTCGGTGACCTTCTTGGCGAGCAGCTTTGCCTCATCGAGACTGGTGGCCGCAAAGCCAGCAGGGCTCACGCGCATGGCGGCTCCGTTTCCAAAGCTGTTATAGAGCTGCGGATTGTCGGAGAACATCCACTGATGGAATTTGCCACCATAGCCACAGTCCGGATAGTTCTTTCCCACCGCCTGCATACACTCGACGGCATTTTTCGACAAGTCGCTGTGGTCGGGCTTGCTCACCAGAATTGCCTGTGCCAGCGCCAGCGTCATAATGCTGTCATCGGTGGGGAAGCATTTATAGGTCAGAAATTCAAATTCCTTAGACCTGTTGTTGTTCCATTCGAAGCGGGAACCTACGATGTCCCCGATGATTGCTCCTAACATGATGTATTCCTCCTTATGCCGAGGCTCTCTGCTGCTGATCGAACAGTTCGCTCAGCTTACGAGGCGTATACTGACGTTCTTTCATTTTCTCCATCACATCAAGGCTCTGCTGGACCTTAATTCCGAAAGTCCCATCAAGGAAAGTAGAGCGTATGAGTGCGGTCTTATCCATTTCATCTTTGATCTCACGGCGCTTACGTCTACGTTCCTGAAGCATTCGTGACGCTTTCAGCATTTCTTCGTCACTCAGTTCTGAGAACTCAAGGTAGTGCATAATGTCGCAGATCTCTTTATCCACATCGGAGAGCATCTGATTCAGGTTGTTCTGGTACGCACTCATATGGTCACTCATATAGCACAGGTTGGTGAGGATGCCCTCCCAGTCATTATGAAGGCTATCATACATAGTTGGTGTATCGAAGTCTTCCAGCTCTGGTGCTGAATAGGAGGTGTCTTCATCAACTGTCCCCACAACAACCGGGGTATTGTCCGCCTCAATCACACTGTAGAAGCGAGCTTTTCGACCTGTCCCGATCCGTGCATTTGCTTCTCTGATAGTAAAGAGCGTGGCTTCGGAACTGTAGCGGGCCATGACGAGATCGTTATCTTCGTTCAACTTGTAAAAATGACCAGCTGTATCAACGATGTGATATCTTTTTCCCGTATCAATCACGATGATCCCTCCTTAAAACTCCTGCAGCTTATCAAGCACCTCAGCCCACCTTTTCTCGGCAGATGCAATGGCTTCCTTGTATTTCTCCAGTTCTTCAGAATACTCCTTTGCCACTACCTGTTGTTTCTCCATAGGCGGCATCGGGACTTCCAGAACTTTTAGATCCTTGTAGCTTATATTCATCACCGTCATACCTTGCTGCAGACTGCTGATCAGGCTGTTGCCGATTGGGCTATCGATGAACAGCTTTAAATATGTGCTATCAAGTTTTTTCTGGTCTGGCCTAATAACGATCACATTCGAGGACGCGATGCACGGGTAACTCTGTTCGCGGAAGACTGCAGTACGAATTGCTGTCCCTCTGGCAGGTAGGAGAACGTCGCCGTCCTGAAGGATATAGTTTGCAACCTTGCGTTCTTCCTCTTCGAGCTTATCCAGCCCGTCATAATCGATTTCATACTGTCCGATGTTGGAGATGTTCACAACACCGATGGTCCCATTTGTATCCTTCTTAGTGACCGACTTTCCGCGGAAGATTTCAGCGACCTCACCGAGCTGTGTCTTCTTAAGGTCCGACGCCTGATAGCGCATGAATTCTTCATCCTGCTGGGTGAGGAGCTTGTCGATGTTCCAGTCACCGATTTCTTCAAGTTCTTCTCGCAGTGCAAAGGTATCATCACCAATAGTCATCTTCTCTACAGGGCCACGCTTTGTCTTTCGGTCAACTGCCTCATACTTACGAATAACAACATCTTCGGTACGGCCAGCTTCTACCACAACCAAGTATGTCTTGATACCGGTATTCTGAAAGATTCCATCCGGGAGCTCAGCAATCATGCCCAGCTTATACATCTGAACTACAAACCTTCTGAGGTCATTTACATGGCCACCTGCAAAAGTGATGCGACCCGGCATTACGATTACCAGCTCCCCAGAAGTTGAGATGTGAAGGAGAAGATTTTCAAGCGCAACCATATCTGTTTCTCTGCACATAAAGTTAGACGCATCCTCAGCCAGGTCACGACCTGCAAAAGCCGGGACCGACAGTATCCGATCAAACTGCTCGTTGAGAAATCCATACTTATAAATATTGGCTGCAACAACTTTCACGTTTGTGTAGCCATCGAAGATCCTCTCGATCATTTTCTCACACAACAAATTTTGCGAGGTGATGGTAAAGTCCTTATCCAAGTGAGCGTCGACAGTCGATCTTAAATACGGAACAAATTTTTCACCCTCTGCAATTAGTACCGTTTGACCGCCATCGATATAGGAAGTCATTTCCTCCATCAGGGGAGCGGGTACAAGCGTGGTGTACATTCCATCTAAGGATAGATACTGATGAAGCATCTCTTCCCAGTCCGGTGTGTCACTCAAGCTGGTATACACCTGATAAAACGCATCCGGATCGGGGAAAGGGTTCTGAACTCGCAATTTGTCTGCCACAACCAGCATGGCTTCGTAAGCCGTCTCTTTCTTCATCACTTCATTCTTGTTCTGCGCTTTGGTCTCAGCTACGAGCAGCGCGCCCTCAAGCATTCTGCCAGGAGCCATCGTCCCACGCAATACGTTGAAGTACATCCAGTTGTCTTTGCCACGTGGAGTAGCCATTTTAGTTCTCCTTTCCACTTGCCGCAATGCTCGCGTTCTGTTTTCTACGAGCTTGAGATTGGCACCATCGAATCATTTCTGAGTATAGAATAGCACGCCGAAGTGCGTTTGTCAATAGTTTTGGTATTCGCATACCAAATTTTTTTCTTGCGGCGCAAGCCTGCGGATTTGTGTTTGAGAAGAACCTTTTAATTTTGCCTGAACCTTTTAATTTTGGCATACTTTTTAATTATTCCCTGAGCCAGCCGTGCGGAAGCGCCACCACCGACATCAGCCACGCTCCGGACAGGGCTTGATGGGGCAAATTGAATAACGACAAACGCAGCGAAAACCACAAGAAACGCCTTGTTTCCTGCGGTTTTCGCTATTTTTATACACTTTTCCGGCGATGGGCTTTGTATTAAAGATTACGTCTTGATAGACCCCTGCTGCGGCTCTGGCGGTATGTTTGTCCAGAGTACCGATCTTATCCGGGAAAAGCGCGGCGATATCAGGAGAATCAATGTCTACGGTCAGGAAAAGGAAGCTGCAACCTACCGTCTGGCGAAGATGAACCTGGCCCTGCGCGGCATCAGCCATAATCTCGGCGAAGAAAGCGACTCCACTTTTACGCACG